CTTTCTTTATATATTTAGATTTGCTTCTGATATAGTCTTGCTTTGTAATTAATACACCACTCTTCTTCTTTCTTAATTTAAAATCAGAGTGATACATACATCTATCAAATGCACTTATTTCCGATCTGAAATCTAGGAAAACCAATCCCTTCTTGATTTTTTTCCATCTGGTTGCATTACTATTAGCACCCAGATCATCCGAAATACTCTCCATGTTATCACCAACAGATGGTCGACTTGTTTCCCAATAATCGATTGTTTTCTTGGTAGCATTGATACGTGCTTGGAGTATTTCAACTAAACGGCCATCAGCATTTTTATATCCATATATATATCTAGGTTTAAGAGAACTGCCATCAGCAAGTTTTAGGTCAGGAAACTCATCTGTTTCAGTTGTGAACCAATAACGAGTTATATTTTTACCATGTGGGCAACCAAATAGCGCTTTGATAACAGAACTTTTATTAGTTCCATTTTTTCCTACTAAAGCCGTTATAGGGAACTGAAAATCGATCCTTGCATTCTGCTCTATATTTTTAAAGTATGGAAAACGGATATGTTGTATGAATGGTTCAAATTCACCGTTTTTTAACGCGCACTGGAGTGTTCGAATTTTGCTCTTGTATGCGGAAGTGCTCATTGTTTACTAAAGTCCATAATAGGCTATTAACAGGTTGAGGATGACATGATAACGATTTTTAATGCAGATAAAAGAGGTTTGTTGGTTAGCACACAACAGAAAAAGTGACCTTACCGCTTGAACGAAAGGTAAGGGTAAGTAGGCTGTGATGCAGCAAAAGACGATGTTAATCGCCCTGATTGTCATCTGTATTACCGTCGTTGTGATGGCACTGGTAACAAGGAAAGACTTCTGCGAGGTACAAATCCGAACCGGTCAGACGGAGGTCGCTGTCTTCACAGCTTACGAACCTGAGGAGTGAGAGACCAGGCGAGGGAGAAATCCCTCGCCACCTCTGATGAGTCAGGCATCCTCAACGCACCCGCACTTAACCAACTTTGGCGGGTATATTTTATCTGTGAATATTTTTATAAAAATAATGCCCACGCACAGCATAAAACAAAAAGTATTACAGATAAAAAAGGAACGTAATGTGCAGATTTGTTGTTTTCCATATTTACTCACCTTAATATGATTAACCCTAATAGGGTTGTTATTTCAGCGGTTTTCAAATGAGATATTATGGTGATCTGGCAGATTTGCATAACATTAAAATTTAATTTGTTTAACCGCTTTTAATAATAAGCGTTGTTTGTATCCCAGCAATCTGTTGTTTGGTTTTTATTCCATTAAGGTGGGGCTTTACACTGGAGCCAGTTTATTTATACTTCATACGTCAGCCTGAACAACTGGCATCTGCTGCGCTGCGCCATCGAGAGATTAAGAAATGGCGCATATACAACTGGTCAAACAAACCTCTTCCGGATTACTTCTCCCGGCGACGCCGGAGAGTTGTGATTTTCTGCATCAAATCAAAATAGGCGAGTGGATACACGCAGACTTTAAGCGTGTGCGTAACTACGCATTCCACAAGCGTTTTTTCAAACTCCTGCAACTGGGATTCGATTACTGGACTCCGGTCGGTGGGGCGATCACGCCTCGCGAACGAGAACTGCTGTTTGGTTTCGTTGATTACCTGTGCGAATCAGTTGGTCGGGAACACACGCCAGCCCTGAGTGATGCCGCAGAGCAATATCTGAATACAGTTGCGACACGCAGAACCCGGGATACGGCATTGCTAAAGTCGTTTGAGGCTTTTCGCGAGTGGGTAACCATTCAGGCTGGATTTTACACCGAACATTTTTATCCGGACGGTAGCCGCGGGCGTCGGGCAAAATCTATCGCTTTTGCGAATATGGACGAAACCGAGTTTCAGCAGGTTTATAAATCTGTTCTGAATGTGCTGTGGAACTGGATTCTGTTCCGTAAATTTTCCTCTCCGGAACAAGTCGAAAATGTGGCCGCGCAGCTGCTGGAGTTTGCGTAATGGTGGATTTACGTAAAGCGGCGCGGGGGCAGATGTGCACCGTCAGAATTCCTGGCTACTGCAATCACAATCCCGAAACATCTGTGCTGGCGCATTACAGGCTGGCGGGGACGTGCGGAACAGCGACAAAACCACACGATATGCAGGCAGCGATTGCCTGTAGCTCATGCCACGATTTAATCGACGGGCGGGTAAAAACCAGCGATTACACCAAAGAAGAATTACGCCTGATGCATGCAGAAGGTGTTTTTCGCACACAAGAAATCTGGAGAAAGGAAGGTTATTTATGATTTACCCAACAAATACAGGCAAAAGCGGGGAACACCTTCGTCTCACCACGCTGGAAAGTGTCTGGATTCAGGGAAAACTGCGCATGTGGGGGCGCTGGTCGTATATTGGCGGCGGTAAGACGGGAAATATGTTTAACCAGTTGCTGGCATCCAAAAAATTGACGAAAACAGCCGTCAATGAAGCCCTGCGCAGGATGAAAAAAGCGGGAATAGAGAAACCTGAGCTGGAAGCGTTTTTGCGAGAGATGATCAATGGCAAGCAAAAGACCTGGCTGGCGCATTGTACTGATGCAGAGGCGTTATGTATTGATAGAGTCATAAGTGAGGTGCTGGCAGAGCATCCTGGATTGATTAGTGTCCTCCGGCAACGGTATGAAGGACGGGGGATGACTAAGCGCAAAATGGCTGAATTGCTAAATGATGCACATCCTGAGTGGTGTTTTAGCACATGCGAAAAGCGAATTGCTAATTGGTTGGCTGTTGCTGAGTATGCCCTATATATTCCCATGCGAGAATCATTTGCTCAAAAAATAGCTTGATTTTTTACGCATAAACTGCTTCAATTCCGGTATGCTTCGCAAAGCTGTATCGCGAGGCGAACCAAGCGCATGAACTTTACCAGAACCCGCCATTGAGCGGGTTTTGTTGTTTCTGGGGGGGCATTTCGTTAAATGAAGCTGTGTTGTGCGCAATTAGCTAATAACACGAATCGTGAATGTATATAATGCGCTTGTTCCTTCGATGGTGTATTCGAATAACGGATTACTGAATACAGCTATCCCATTAAGGGAACACCGCCATCTGCTCATCGGGAAGAGCCGACCATCATTTAAGTGGTAGGTGTGAGGTTCGATACCTCGGTGGCGGTTCTGTGCCGACTTAGCTCAGTAGGTAGAGCAACTGACTTGTAATCAGTAGGTCACCAGTTCGATTCCGGTAGTCGGCACCATATGCGGGTATCGTATAATGGTTATTACCTCAGCCTTCCAAGCTGATGATGCGGGTTCGATTCCCGCTACCCGCTCCAGCATTTGAAATAAGCCTTATTGTATTGCAGCACTGGCGTATTTTTATTACGTGGGAGCAGGTTGTTTCGAAAAAGCATTCTGTTCTCTGGCTATGATTTGAGGCCAGGTTTTTTTACGGCAGCAGAATGGTGCATTATCGGTGGAGATTTTGTATTTCCTGGCAGGGCCGGTGATGTGCCATCCCGATGTTGTAAACATCGCTAAAAATGACATTGAGATTAATCATATACTAAGCAAAACCTGGAAATACATCCTTTACCGCCTCCACCGGGCGGTTTTTTTTATTCTGAACCCTAAAAAAAGAAACACGGACACTGATAATGCCCGTGTGGCAATGCCATGTAAGTTAGCGATGAATATGGCGCAAAAAAGCGCGGCCGTCGGATTAACGCCGCGGGACAAAGTCCATGAAGAATCATAAGTATTGGCCTCCTTCTGGGGACATGTTCATACTACTAAGCTTCAGAAGTGGTTTAAATCATCAAATTAACCTTAATTTTCGATAAGTCTTATTTCATTTCTTTGCGCCACATCTGGCGCGCATCAAATAACGCCACGCAAAGGGCATCTGCGGATGCCGGTGCTTTTGACGGGGTGTTTTTTACGGGCCGCTGGTGGCCATTTTTTGTTTCCATTACACAGCGCCCGCATCTGCGAGGTGGGGGTTATGAAATCCATGGATAAGTTAACAACGGGTGTCGCCTATGGCACCTCCGCAGGCAGTGCTGGCTACTGGTTTTTACAGTTGCTCGATAGAGTAACTCCGTCACAGTGGGCTGCAATCGGTGTGCTGGGTAGTCTGGTTTTTGGCCTGCTGACGTACCTGACAAACCTTTATTTCAAGATTAAAGAAGATAAGCGCAAGGCTGCGAGAGGTGAATAATGCCTCCATCATTACGAAAAGCCGTTGCTGCTGCTATTGGTGGCGGAGCAATTGCTATAGCATCAGTGTTAATCACTGGCCCAAGTGGTAACGATGGTCTGGAAGGTGTCAGCTACATACCATACAAAGATATTGTTGGTGTATGGACTGTATGTCACGGGCATACAGGAAAAGACATCATGCTCGGTAAAACGTATACCAAAGCAGAATGCAAAGCACTCTTGAATAAAGACCTTGCCACTGTCGCCAGACAAATTAACCCGTACATCGAAGTCGATATACCGGAAACAACGCGCGGCGCTCTTTACTCATTCGTTTACAACGTGGGTGCTGGCAATTTCAGAACATCGACGCTTCTTCGCAAAATAAACCAGGGCGATATCAAAGGCGCATGTGATCAGCTACGTCGCTGGACATATGCTGGCGGTAAGCAATGGAAAGGTCTCATGACTCGTCGTGAGATTGAGCGTGAAATCTGTTTGTGGGGTCAGCAATGAACAGAGTAACCGCGATTATCTCCG